ACGGTGCAAAGAACGCACGTGCCTGTTGCTCGCTTTCTGCCTGTTTGCGTAAGGTGTAAACAGTCATCTGGTTAATTGGTTTGCTGGTGTTGCTTAAATCTCTGCGTGAGATTGCTTTAAATAGATAGGTTAGCATTGCTGATAACTCCACTGAAAATTTTGAAGAAGTTACCGCTAGGAAGTTCTCAGGCTTTTGGCGGTAACGTGTAACGGGCTGAGAAACTGCGATCAGTGGAACACAGCAAAGGGCGAAACCTTTCCCGCTACACGCTACCATTGATAGAGATTCAACGAGACCAAAATTGGTCCAGTTAAATTCATTTGATGGAAACACAACGAAACCTATTTGGGTTTGGTTGTTCCCTTTGGGTGTGCGTGTACAACAAACAAAAAAAGCACGATTATTTTTAGGCGTGCTAGTGTTCGCCACTGATGGATTAGTCGAGTTCTCAGGCTCGGTTGTAGATTTTGCTACAACGGTGTGAAATTTATTAAAAATCTGACCGCTTGTAAATGGTTTTTCTTGTGAAAGATTTTCACATTGATTAAAATATACGTGATTTAAATTCATTTTGATTTCCTAGTGGGTTTAAATCGCTTCTAGTTGTAATTCCTAGACGTTTAGAAAATTGATTGTGTTTCTATCTTTCGGGATAGTTAGAAAAGCCGTTGGCAGTAACTCGCTGACGGCTTTTTCTTACTATTGAAAACGTGAATAAGCCTGTTTTTCCTCATACGGGGTAATCTCTCCGCCTTTAGATTTAAAAATAGCGATCACTTGCTTTAATTGTTTAGCGTTCGCCACTTCATAGCGTAAATATTGCCCTATGCCGTCTTGCGTTTTCTCTCTTGTACGATTGAGCTTTTCGGTTAAGTGATGGCGTTCAAGTTCGCTGATATAGTTGCGAGCTGAAGTCATATTCATTTCATAGCCATCAATACCACTCACACTTGCCACGATTAAGCGGTGCATCACTTTCAAAAATTGATTAGGTTTTCTATCTTTCATATTTGCCACCTATGAACGTGTTGCTTCTTTTGCTGCTACCCATTCACGCACTTCTGAAAGATTCCAGCGCAAATGATTCGGTGATAGTTCTACGGGTTTAGGAAAAGATTTATCGGTTTTGCGTAACTCATTTAATTTTGTGCGTTTACAACAAATCAAAGTCATCACATCTTGAGTAGTTCCCCAAATTGCTTGTATTGGGGTTGGTTTTGGGTCTGTCGTCTGTTCGAGCATTGTTACCTTCCGTTGTTGGTTGTATGGTTGAATTTGTGTTCGTAACGTTACGGAAAGTATTAGAAGGGAATTTAGAAATAAAAAAAATCTATATAGATTCTATTTAGATCTATATAGACTTTTGGAACGTGGTTATCTGATAAGGTTAGCTCTAGCGAACTTGTCTCTCAAGTTGCTTTCTGTTAGCCCTTGATAGCCCGTATATTTTTCTGAAAGGTAGTTTATCAAATCTGATTGATTTCTAAATTTAGTATTATCTATCAGCTCATCTTTTAATGCTTGAATGATGTTTAAATAGCTAGTTTCAGATTTTCCGAATACTTCTTTGTTGTTCGGTTGATTTTTAATTTTTTCAAATTCTTTGTAAAGTTTAAGGTATTCTTCATTTTTCTTTTGAAGTTGTATTTTAAGTTCGTGTTTTTCATCTTGGCGGTTATCTAATTCAGTTACTGAAAATAATTCTAAGAACTCAATAATATCTTTGTGAATAATACAAATATCTTCTAATTGAATTTTTGTTTGATTGACTTCAAAAGGTAAATGAAAATAGAAAGATTCCCCTGTGTTCATTCTTATTTCTTCAAGCTCATCTATGTAACCTTGTTCTATCAACTCGCTTACATTGTAGCGTTCAAACAAATAATTAGATAAAGTAAAATAGCCGTTAAATATAATGTTTTTAAAACGTCCTATTTCTCCAGAATATAGTTTTATTGTGTCATCATTGAAATAATTATCAGGATAATACCTGTTATTTAAAATAACTTTTATATGGAAATACACATTTTCTAAATCTATTACAGTGATCTCCCGAGCATCTAACTTGTTAATTTTTGCGTTAGTTTCTGATTGACTGAATTGTAGAAATAATTCTTCTCCACGAACTAATAGTCTTTCATTTTCTGCAATTTCTTTTCTATTGATTGCATCAATTTCAGATGAATCCCCTTCAAGATAAATAGAGGCGGTTAAATCTCCATTTTGTATATATTCAAGTAAATCTGATTCAGTTATTTCTATATTATGGTTTAACGATATGTATTTTACTGCATCGCTAAGTGAATAGGATTTTTTCGGTAAAAATCTAGGTTTTGACATAAACGCCCCTTTCGCATTTGCCCTTATGATAGGAACGCACCAACAAGCTAAGGTGGCTTGCTTTCGGGGATCAGCCTAGGTGCGTTTTATACTGGTTATTTTATCATACCTTTCATTTCTTGGTAAAACGTATTTCTTACGGTATTTAATGCTTTTTCTTTGCCTGCATTGCCACCACGTTCCATAAAGTGAACGCCTTTCATTTTTGACGTGCCACGGTCTACGAGATACCAGTAAAAAGGGTCGGTGCGATCACGAACATTTTCGCCCACTCTTGCCATTCTTTTTTTCCCCGCTCTTCGAATGCGTATCACCGTTAAACCACTTTTACCATCTTTGGCAATTTTAGTTCTATGGCGTAGGTTATTTTTTACCGTGCCTTTTTGTCGGAAATTGGTACTGCTACCTATAACGGGAATATGCGGCTTAATAGCGTTTTTCAGCTCTTTAGCTCCAGCATTAAGGCTTTTTCTGATAGCCTTACGGGTTTCGCTATTTAGTTTTTTCTCAATCTTCTTCATATTCGCTTGAATATCTTTCAAGCCTGTGATTTTTACACTCATAAATCTATTCCTGTGAAATTGTTTAGGGCTTGCTGGTGTTCTTCGCTAAGTTCGAAAGCAAGATCGCCATATTCAAGCTGATAAGTACCGAAAGACATCAAGAAAGCGATTGCTGGGTCGATTTTATTTGCAGCTTTTTTCTTGTTCGGTTTGATATTGGCGTTTGCATCAGTTTCCATCACCACGTTTGACAATGCCCACGATAAAACGGGGTCTCCGTTGTGTTCGACTGTTTGACGGTTTATCAGTACTTCTACAGATTTTCCCACGGGGCTAAAACGCTGATAGGTTTGCGGGAACGGTTCAACTTCAAGCCCTGCACCTTGTAGCTGCGTTCTTAGGTGTGTAGCATTCCATACATCAAAGCCGATCATCTTGACATTAAAGCGTTCTGCATCTTTTAAAATATCATCTCGGATTTTGTCATAATCGATACAATCGCCCGCTGTGGTATGTAGCCAACCTTGTCGCACCCATTGGCGATACATCGCACGGTTTTTGTTGGCCACGTTTTCAAGCTGAAATTCAGGGATATAATGGCGACATAACAAGCGAACTTTTCCATTATGTGGGAAGGTGTAGCAAATACTGGTTAAATCGTTTGTGCTTGATAAATCTAGCCCCATATAGCAATCAGCGTGTAATAAATCGCTTTCAGAATAGCTGCGTTCGCATAATTTCCACGCTTCAAGATTTAGCCACGGCGTTTGACCGTTGCACCATACATTGAAACGCTTAGTAAGCATTTCCACCCATTCGGACGGAATACCACGAGCTTTTGCTATGGTGTTTTCAAAATCAGCATAAGGGATAGATTTTCCTATATTAGGGTTTGCTTTTATCCAGTTTTCGGGGTTGTCTATATCGCTCTCTTCGTCTAGCTCATAGATTAAGGCAAAAAGGCTGTCATTCTTTTCTGTGCCATCCAAAATCTGACAACAGTAATCATAGTGCTGTTTACACGCTGAAATGGTGTTACTGCCTGCAGTTGTGATCGCAAATAATAAACCTTCTGGGCGTGCGCCTTGCCCTAACTCTAAGGCACTGTAAACGCTGTTGTCTGCGTGTAAGTGGTATTCGTCCACGATTGCTAGACTCGGGTTAGTACCTTCAATGGTTGAAGATTTTGCTGCAAGCGGTCGCATTAGGCTGTTATTTTGCAGATAAATCATTTTGTGCTGTTGAATAGTAAGGCGTTTTCTAAGTGGTTTAGAAAGTAGTGCCATTTGTTTCGCATCATCAAACACGATTCTTGCCTGATCACGGCTAACGGCTGCGGTGTAAATATCCTGTTGCCCTTTTTCCATTACAAGAAACCAGTTCGCCAAAACTGCGGCCACGGTCGATTTCGCATTTTTTCGTGCAACTTGAATGTAAGCAGATCGATATTTTCTCAAGCCGTTGGATTTATGCTTAAAGCCTAAGATATTCGCAAAGAGAAAGGCTTGCCAATCTGAAAGCTCAATCGGCTGACCTCTTAAATGCCCTTTGACGTGTGGACAAAGACGGCTGAATTTTAAGAATTTCTCTACCGTTTCCACATCAAAGAAATAAGCCTCATTTTCTAAATCAGCAAAGTAACGGCTTACTGCTTGCTTAATGCGTTTACAAGCCACAATTTCCCCAGATTGCACCGCTAAGGCGTATTTGTGCCAGATTGTCATAGATTATCTAACTCGTCTTTCTCTTCGGTTTCAATTGGTGTTTTTTGTCTGCTCACGGGGTCAAAGCCTAAAAGAGAAGACATCTTGACGATAATTTTTTCCGCTTCACTTTTTGCAGATAAAGCGGGGTTTCGTGCTTCTGTACCTTGTGAATTGGTAATAGAAAAGCCTCTTTCTGCAATGTTCTGTACTGCCTTGCGGTAAAGGCTGTAATTCACACAATAAAGTTCTAAGTTGGTGTAGTCTGCTGTTGTAATATCACCCCGTTCAGATAAGACGGCAATTTTAAGCCGCCATTGCTCACGGGCAATTTCATCTAAATATTCTGGTGCTTGCGGTTGGTTCATATTGTTCCTATATTTTCTGAAAAATTGTCGTGCGTAAAAAATTGATTGGGCGGGCGGTTCTTTAGGCTTGCCACTTTCTTTTAAAAACTCCCCCTACCCGTAAAAGTTTGATTTAAATCAAATTTAACCAACGCAATTTTGCGTTGGCTGGTAGACGCAAATTTACGTCCACCATATGTAGCAGTTAAAGTGTAGTTATAATAGCAACAGGTGTGGTCATCACGACCTCTCCTCAATTTTGAGGGCAGCTTTATTTCTTAGTGCCATAACTCAGTTGTGGTCATATCACCATAACTCAGTTGTGGATATATCACCATAATTCAGGTATTGCGATATCGAAACGGTTCACTTCTTCGCTCCAAATCCTCGTTTATCAACTACCCTTGTCTTGTAGCTATGGCAATCACGACAAAGGGGCTGATGGTTATCTGTCCGCCAGAATAGCGGATCAGCTTGTCCATTCTCTACGGGTTTAATATGGTCTATCACGGTTGCAGGAGTGTAGATACCTTTCTCTAAGCACATCACACAAAGAGGGTGATGCTTTAAGTATTGTGCTCGGTATTTACTCCACTTGTGATCGTAACCACGTTTTGAACTGCTTTCCCTTGTATCTTTCTGCTTATGTTCTTCACATCGTCCAGCCTTTACACGGTTACGGCAATTGGGAAAACTGCAGCGTCTTAAAGGTTGTGTAGGCATTTACTCACCTCAATAAAAACACGGTTCTCTATACGGCTTCCATAGATAAGTCACTGACATCGGGACTTCATACTGTTGTACATCGCTCACCGCTTCACGGTTGGCATATAGGTGTGCAATGAACATCAAGCAACCTATGCGAATGCCATCGGTAAAGATTACCGTGCTTTCTGTATTCGTTTCGCCAAATTGTTTACCGATATAGTTTTGAGCCGCTTCAATTGCTGCAAGGCTGTAAGCCGTAAGTAAGCCATCATCTAAATTGTGATCGATATTTAAATGTTTTTTGATTTCTGTTAGTTTAATAGTTGGCATAAGCTTCACCCTCTTTACACATTAGTTGAATCTCTTTGTGCTGTTCTCTGCTATCAATTACCGAATAAATAGAAAAAATTCTTTCACCGTATTTCAACCGCATTTTTCTATCAATCAGTAAATCAGGCTGATAACGAATGCGCACCCGTGTAATATTCTCACCTAATTGAAAAGGTCCGCTAAAATACTCACGTCCTTGTAAAGGTTCAACACTTGCCCGAACCTGTTTTAATGTTTGCCAGTCTCGGCCATTACCTTGAATACTTAACTTCTGAACTTCTACAACTTTGTCAAATTTTCCAGCCTTAATCATTCTCGCCATCGCTCGCCCCCGTTGTTTGTGTTACTTCTACGGTTTGCTTCCACGCTTGACTGAATTCATCACCGCCATCATAAGGCTGTAAACCTTCACGCTTACGAACTTCATTAGGCGACATTACGCCAGCTTTTATTGCCACATCGTAAGAGTTAAACCGCTCTGTCTGGCTAATACGCAATAAGTCGCTAGTGTCAAATTCGACTAAATAACGTGGTGCATTCGGATTGTTTACGTCCACCATCAAAGCATCTTTTAGTTGCTGTTCAAAGTTGGTAAGCCACGGGCGTAACGTCTGCGATAAAAATGCTCGACTTGCTTCGCTGAAATTCGCATAGCTACTATTTGAATAATCCTGCAGGAATATTGGGCTGATATTAAAAATTCGGGCAATATCAGAAATAGTGAAATTTCGGCTCGCTAACCACTCTGCATCTTGATTAGTCATTCCTAGCTGTTTGTATTCCATCGAACCTTCAAGAATTGGGGTTTTCCCCGCATTCTTCGCACCTTTGTAACGTTCTAAGGCTGCCACCGCTTTTTTCGCTTTTGCTCTTGAGAGAGCAGCAGCAACAGCT